CCACCTTTTTGAATAGTGGTGAGTGTTTGCTTCTCTCCATTTGAAACAATACCTTTGTGTTTGCCAAGTGGCGTATACCGCTATCGGGGTATACAACATTATAATCTCGAGGAAAGATGGCATCGTATCTTCTTTTAAGAGGACGAAATCCGTTATTCTGGAAAGGTCAAACCCCAAGAATAATGTCCAAAACCTTTGTTCTTGTAAGGTTTGGATTGCGTCATAGATTTCTTTATTCCACGCATTATAAAATACTAGTATCTCTACTGTATACCAAGAGATACCCAATAATAGAGATAACATTGCCCAAGCATAAAAAGCGTTATGTCTATCTAGAAAAAACGATTTTAACATATACTACTCCTCTGTTTCCGATAAAATATTTACATAATTGAATCCCCAAAAATCTTGATAGTGGGTTGCTAATGAAACCAATCCCGGTGTTTCTTCAAAATGTCTAGGGTTTAACCAATACATATTTCCAGCAGGTATTTGAATAAACATCAATCTCAATCTAGGGTCTTCCATTCCAAGATGTTCTAACAACAGCAATAAAGCTGATGCTGTTCGGTATGTTTCAGATTCCAATGCACGTTTGCTAATGGTAGCTATTTGCAAGTCTGGTGTGTGAGGTGCATGAATACCGAATAGAACATTACCCATTAGATATCTTTGGTCACCCCCAAGAAACATTAGAGAACAGGCAGAAGCACATATTACCGTATTATCTTTCTTTCCTTCCATAGGCACTAATCCCGGTTCATACAACACGTTACCTTCTTCATCTAAGACAGCGGAATCTCTAACGATAGTAACAACATCTCTAAGTTTGAGATGCGACGCAATACATCCCCCATCAAAAAGGCTTCCGCCAGGGGATTCTAATATTACTGCGAATGGTTTGTCTTTAGGTAAGTCTGGAACGATTTTTTCGCAATCGTCTGGTATTACCTTGCCGGTTAGACTGTAAAGATTTTCCTTAAGTTGTTTAAACTCAAGTCCTTTGTCTATTTCTGATTGTTTTTGGAGTTCTGGATTCCATATCCACTCTGGGATACCTTCGTTTTCCCTAGCAAGTTTTCCGTCTTCCCAAATGAAATACGCTACATTTCCCAACAATATAAAAATCATTGTTAGTGTAATAATAAGCAACCATTTGGTTTCTTGGAGAAACTCCTTGAACATTCGATATCCTCGTTAAGTAATATAATTATAATAAAAAATCTTATAAAAATGTTATAAACGAGAATCGGTGATTCACAGGAACCAAGTCATCCCCGCTTTTTATGCTGGTCGGTGGAGCCACCCAGCTTCTTTCACTTCCTTATCTATATTTATACAAATTGTGCGGCTGCACAACATCTATTTCTGATTAAATTGTGGTCGATTTGACCTATAATATTACGGGTTGATAAAACAACTCTAAGCCTTTTTCTTTCTTCTTTTTGTTCATCTGTTTCCCGAATTCTTTGACCGCACTATCTTTCTTTTTGATGCTGGCAATCTTGTTCCTTAATACATCAACGTATGCTTGGTCGATAGGATTATTCACATCTGTTGAAGTAATAAATGATTCGATATCGGCTTGCTCAAGAAAATGGAATTTAATATCCTGTTGTTTCTTCTCTTTAGTAATCCGTCTGATGAAGGCGAAGTATGCTATTTGAGTAAAGTATGAGAATGCATTAGGCTTACCCGTCCTAGTAATTGTATCGATATTATAGTTATGAATCGCACGAAGGCAGTTTTCTACTCCGTCCATAACCATTTCATCTCTATACGTATATCTAACAAAATTGGACTTGTGTGATAATCCTTCACATATCTTCATAAAACAAGTTGCGATATAGTCCGTTACTTTAGGTCTATCATTACCATTTGCTTCTTCATCTCTACATAGTTTAATATAATCTACTATAGCATATGAAAAATCTCTATTATTAACGTAATGAGGTTTATCTCTTGGTTTGATTTTCTCAGTCATTTCAAAGTCCTTTTAATGTTATGTTCATACTATTATACCACAATGAATCCTAATTGTCAATTATTTTACGAATAAACTTGACTTTTTAGTGAATATGGTGTATAATAAGAGTTATGCCTCTGAGGGGGACAGTATATTAATGTTTAGAGTAAGAAGTGGGTTCAATGAAGTGGGGCACATTCCAATCAGCATCATCTTCATAAGAGGATTTATCAAGGACAAGACGAAGATAAGTGTTCTTAATACCATCATCAACATCATCAGTAGATATCACTTTATCACAATCAATGAAGTGTAAGTTTTCTTTAGAGAATGGAAACCAAGGGGATAACTGATACCTATGGTCACCGTCTAAGGTAACTACCATTGGCTCCTCTAATGCAAATACTTCTTCACCTTCTAACGCATCATCATGTACGTAAGATATGACAGAATCCCCATTTAACATTTTAAGATATTTAATAGGAATATCTGTTATTGATGTAGTTTTTTTGTTCATACTACTATTTATCATATATTTTAACTGTATGTATCTTAAATCTAAACTTTTCCTTAGCGTATATTCTAACCCTTTCGGCCGCATGTTTAAAGGCAAAGTTCTTATGTTTCTTCCAAGATAGGTCGTCCGCTATGTCATATATCTTTGTTTCCCTATCCGATTTCCTAAGACCTCTCCCGATAGACTGCAATATTCTGATTTGGGATTTACTTGGACTTGCGAATATGATATTATGAAGATTCTTTATATTGACACCAGTAGAGAATGTACCGAAAGAGCATACTAAAATAGCATCCTTTTCGGTTTCGGTTATGGTTCTTATTTCCTCACGAACGTCGGCGGCCGTCTGTCCAGAAACAAAAAATACCTTTCTACCTTTCTTCGCATCTTTCTCTATCAATCTATAAAGAGGTACCCCGTGTTTCTCTACGAAGTTAAATAGAACTAACGTATTACCTGTTTGGTCTAATGCGAGGTTTCTGATAAAATTATTCCTCATTTTGTTTGTTACGAGGTAGTTTATTTCTTCTTGATACTTCATCTTACTAATGAGCTGACACATCTTAGGGGGATACTTCATTGTTATAACGTCAATCTGTAGTGATGCAAGGTCACCTCTATCCATAAGAGTTTTCGATGTAGTGATTTTCCTTATCGGGCCAAACAATCCTTCAAGAACTAATTTATGGGTTGTAGTACCGTCAAGAGTACCTGTCGTTCCAAATCTATATTTTGCTTCGGTACATTTAGTGAGGATAGACGTAAGAGATTTCGCCTTGAATTGATGTGCTTCGTCTCCGACCACCATACCGAACCTTTCAAAATATTTAGAACCCATTTTGTATATTGATTGCCAAGTAGAGATATAAACTCTCTTTGACTTATGTCCTTTATCTTTCCCTGCCATTATTTGATGGCAATTCGTGGGGGCGTCGAAACTTTCATCAAATTCAGAGTAGTCTGCGAAGTCACCGTACATCTGTTTTACCAGAGAAGTAGTCGGTACAATAATCAAAACTTTTTCATGAGACCCGGATGACCTAAAAAAGTGTCTCATCAAAAGGTAAATAAGGAGAGATTTCCCGGACGCAGTAGGACTTAACATCATACCCCGTCTATGTTTTAAGCCATACTTGATTGCATCTAACTGGTAATCTCTAGGGAAAATCTTTTTACCCTTAACCGATAATGGGATTTCAAGTATCCAATCAAGAGTGTCGTCATATACCGTATTAGGGTTATCGTAGTCCCCTTCCGAATCTATTATGTTGATTGTGATATCACGTTCTTTACAAAACTCTACGATATAATGGTACAATCCATAATATACTTGTTGGTTTTGCATGTTGAATAATCGAAGTTTACCGTCCCACATCTTATTACGAAACGCAGGCATAAACTTATAACCTGGCACGTACATAGTGAAGAACTCGGATATCTCGTGAAGTATTCCTTTATCTTCACAATCCAAGATAAGATAAGTATTATTCTTTGTTGTTATGGAGAGTTCCATTAAACACCTGCTTCGAATGAGCGCCACTTAATGATGTTACTAATACTTTGATGTCGCCATCTAATGGTGTCTAAAATCTCCTTTAGGGTGTCCTCATATACTTTATAGTATTCGAGTTTTGCTTGTGCGTTTTGAATGTCCGTGTCTGAATCATAGTAGTAATTCATATCCCCTTTAAGTGGTTTGTTCAGTCCTTTGAATGGGTCATAATCCCAACCGAAGAGGTCGATTTCTTCCTTACTTAACTTTCCATTATAATACAACCACTTATCCTTGAGCAGGGTTTTGTAATCCATATCAAGTTTCTTCTTAGTGAGTTTACACTTAGTTATTAACCCAAGATATTTTGAGTGGAGTTTGGATAGTTTGATTGTGGTATCGTCGAGTTTGAATTGGTCTATTACCGAATCAGACTCCCACATTTCAAGTACGTCATCAATCAAGTTCATTTTTCATTTGTTCGTTTATTAGTTTCGTTAAATACCATTGAGCCTTATGGAGGTCTTCCAATCCGTTTTTCATTTGCCAACGAGTAACATATTTAACGATATTCCCTTCTAGGAAATTAAGGTCTTTGTCTATGATATAATCAATACAATCGATTGTACCTTGAGTATAGTGGGGGGGATTTATTTTTTCAGCAGCGGCCATTGTTTATATAGTTTTCAATTCAATACTACTATTATACCCTAATTGAAGGGTATTGTCAATTATATAATTTCGAAATAACTGTATTCAAAGGTTACAGTCGCAACAACATACTCGATATCAGCTGTTGTTATATCGAATGGTAACGAACCTAAATTGGTCGGGTGTGCTGAGTGGAAAACGATTTGTTTATTAACAGTATTTGCAGACGATAATACCGATAAAGTAATATCCCTATAATCGTCTTGTACGCTATCTACTTGTGAATATAACCAATCATATATCTCTCTATAATTAGTTAAATCTTCATCTACAAGAAAGGTACATTCAAATGGAGAGTATTCAAGTTTATCAGCGGACATTGATATGTTACGAGACCGTGTGATATATGGTGTGGGATTTGCCGATACATCTGGTAATACCATAGTCTGTATCGAAAATTCGGCATTAGGATTTGTTGTTCTATCTAATGATAAAACAAATGAAGTTGGATTTAAGAAATTTGTACTCATGTCTTTATTTATATGAAAAAAACCCCCCAATTAAGGGGGATTTGATATTACCTGTTGTGCAGGTGTTACCTCTTATCGTTCTTATCAACAAAAGTGTATAACTCTTCAGCTTTAGCTTTTATATCATCAATAGAATATGATTTTGGTTGTAAAGATTTATATAAATCTATAGTAGCTTCACCTTGCTCTTGGGCTAAATCCCAAGCACGATGTGCTAATTCTAGATTTTTCTCTGCTTGTTTTTCTAGAAAATCAGTTGACATTTCTAATAGTTTAAATCTTAATTCGAATGGATTAAGTGACATAATTATTCTCCTTATGATTTGATAGTAGAAAATACAGCACCAACTGAATCAAAATATTTTTGAGTTGTTTCTGCGACTGATTTAGCGAAAGAAGTTTCTGCTTCTAAAATAGCGATTGCTGGTTTAGCTGCAGATTCTTGTGGGATTACCGAATTAATAAATTCACGCTTTGCGTTTTGAACTGTATCGATAATTTGGTTTGCGTCGAATGACGGAAGGTTAGTATTTAACATAATTTTCTCCTGTGTTGTGTTATGTGTTATGCAGAAACATTATTGTTTCTACACTTATATATATACAAATTTGTATTTCCAAATGTTGCAATGCACCATTTAATTTGATATATTCCTACTATTATACACTACTTGTCCTTAAATGTCAAGTAAAAACCCCCTTAATTGGTAGCGGGGATAGGATTTGAACCTATGACCTTCGGGTTATGAGCCCGACGAGCTACCATACTGCTCCACCCCGCACTAAAGAGGGAAATTATATAAAAACCCCCAATTAAGGGGGTTTTCGGTAAAACTAGTAGTTATTTTAAAACTTTAGAACGGCTTTAAGTGTAAATGCACCATCGGTGTCATCTACTTTTTCCCATTCTGCAGTCCATATACCACGGGTAACTGCTAAACTATAAGTCTTAACATCTGCTGATGTTTTATGACCTTCTACTTTTACAGTACCAAGAGTACCAAGCAGTGTTGAAACTGAACCGCCAAATGAACCATCTTCGTATGCATCTCTATCAACATTTTGATTATGGTCAAAAGCAAGAGTAGCACCACTTACAACTGTTGAAACATCTGATTGGATTTGATTAACATCACTAACTTTCTGATGTGTAACACCAAGAGTTAATCCAGCAACAGTATATGTTGCAGTTGTTTTACGTAAATCATTAGTGATATTTGTTACATCTATATCGATACCAGCAAATTTGCCACCGACATCGATAGTAGTTGAACCACCAGATTCTTGATTCAATCCTAATGTATAATCTCCAATAGTTGTAGTTACACCTAATTTAGTAACATCTGGGTCATCACCAGAATAATCACCTAACTTAAATATAAAAGCACCTAATGTAGTTTCTACATATAAGTCATCTATCTCAAGGTTTTCGTCAATAACTACGGTTACTGTAGAATTCCCTGCTGTTCCTTTTAATGTGGTTTCTATATCTTGAGTATACTCACCGTGTGAATCGAGTGTACCCTCATAAGAACCAGATAAACTAACATCTGCAAACGTAGTAACAGACAATAGCATGGCCGACAATGCGGCTAAAAGTTTATTAAACATATGTTTTCCTTTTTATTTCATTAAAAAATAATCCTTTTTATTGTAGAGATTAACTACATGTTTATTTATACAAAAAAAATCCCCCAATTAAGGGGGATTTGGGTATAACAATAACTATGTTATTACAGATTTGTTACTGTGAAACGTCTGTAGTATACGTTTGCATTAGCACCTGCTGTAACAAATGGGTTGTCAGCCATACCATAACGAGTTTTAAACCCGATACGTGGTTGGAAGTCATCCTCACCGATTGTCTTCATCATGCTTAATGGAACGTATGGGCAGTAGAAAATACCTGCATCATAAGAGCTAGAACCCTTATAACCAACTACAATGTTACCAGCTGCACCAAATGGGTCAACATAAAGTTTAAGACCATTTAGAGTACCTAGAAACAAGTTACCAGTTACGTCTTCTAAACCTGTACCGGCTACGTTACCATAAGCAACATTACCTGTAGCATTTAGAGCTGCCGCAACACCCGGAGAGATTATTGCAAAGTTACCTTTACCACGACGAGTATCAACGGCAATACCGTTAGCCTCTTTCTCGATATGAGTAATCAGTGCTTTATAAACCTCAACTTCCCAACGACCATCTGATGTTCCACCTACCGCTGCGTCAAAGGCTGTGCCTTCTTTCGCATTAGTATTCATAGTGTGAATCAACTCACGGTTGATTTCCTGAAGAATCTCAGTAGACAAAATGTTTGCCAACTCAGTTTCAGCAGAAAGACCATGTACCGCTTTAAGGTCTTGAGCTAGTTCTTGAGTGTATCTTGCTTTCAACTGTCGTGACTTAGCTAACACTTCTTTCTTAGCAATTTCAAAACCCATTGTTGCAGAAATATCACCTTCTGCAGTAGCTGTTGCAATACCAGTACCAGAACCAGCAGAACCAGTTCCTGAGAACGAGTCGTCAGCTTCGTTAAACAAAGCTTCTGTTTGGTCTGTACCGTCAGTACCGTCAGCATAGTTTGATTTTAGTGCAAAAATCAGACCAGTTGGGCCTTTCATTGGTTGAACACCAGCAACTTCAAATGCCAAAAGATTTGGCACAGAACGTCTTACTAGTGAAATGAGGATAGGGTCGAAGTTATCGATTGCTCCAGTAGTAGTTGCGTTACCGCCAGCTACTGCATCCTCTTTAAGGGCTATTTCCTGATTTTCCAAGAGGATAGCTGTTACCGCTTTTTTATGAGTATCAGTGATACCACCCTCTGTTTCTAGTACAGGTGCCCATTTTTCCTGTAGCATATCAGCTTGTAATTCTATTGACATATTATCTCCTATATAGAATTAACCTTTAGATGTAAATGGATTCTCAGAATCACTTACACCAGGCTTGGTTTTATTAATAGCAGCGATGTACTTGGCCATTTGGTCAGTTACTTCAGCACTACCGTTGTCTTCAGAGATAGCATCAACTTCCGTTTCTGCAGTCGCTGTATCCTTATTAAGGTAAGACTCTTTAATTGTTGCAACTTTAGTCGCAAAATCTTCGTTATCTTCGGCTTCTATACCTTCACATAACTTAGAAATTTTTGCAGCTTCAGTACTTGCAAGACCTTCAGTCGCTTCTGATATTGTAGCTTGTCTTTCAAAAGCTTTCACTTTCTCAGATAGTTCTTTCGCATCTTCAGTAGACTTGTTAAGTTGGTCTTTAGCATCAGTTAGTTCTTCAGTTAAGGCATCAACAATTTCAACCTTATCTTCTGGAACATTAATATAATGCTCAGTAAAGACTCCATGCATTGCATCAATAAATGATTCTGTGATTTCAGACTTCAAAGAATGCTCAATTGCAACTTCGTTTTCTTTCATCCAGTTCTCAACTACGTAGTTGAGATAACCATCTACTTTGTCAACCATGTCTTCTTTAACCGCTTGTACTTCTTCAGCAAGGTCAGAGGCATAAGTATCCTCTAACTCTGCGATTTTAGTAGCAGTTTTTTGTTGTAATGCAGCTTCGAAAATCGTGGCAGCTTTTTCTTTAAAGCCTTCAGAAAGAGAATCTTCACCTTTAGCAAGTGCCTCAATATCTTCCTTGAATTTACCCTTCTTCTCAAAAACGTCGAGTTCTGAACCGTCGTCCGTTTTAACCTTCTTTTTCTTCAAAGGTTTAGTCTTTGGTTCATTGCCTTCTTCTACATCACCCTCATCTTCGTCATCATCTTCCTCATCATCTTCGTCGTCTTCGGTTTTAGCCTTAGCCTCTGCCTTTTTCTTAGACGCCTCCAATAACTCGGCAAGCTCTTCTTTACTTTGTTCTTGTAAAGAAGCATAAATTGCTGATAACGTACGAGCCTTAGTTAAAGGTGCTTCCGTTTCATTTGTAGTTTCTTCAACTACCTCTTCAACAGTTTCCTCAACTACAGACTCTTCAGCAACTTCGTCTTTAATTTTCTCAGACATATTTTACTCCTAGAGAGTTATAGTTTAGAGAGGAAATGCTCAAACCCTGCGATTTCAGACGGACTATTATCGATAATTTCTTCGACAATAGGTTCTTCAACCACTTCTGGCTCCTTCATTTCAGTCTCACCTTCTTCAACAGCCTTGAAAGGAATATAATGACCTTCCTCGTCCCTTTTCCAATCAGTTCCCTCAAAAATACCGTTAACAAAACAGTTTTGAGCTGATGGGTCTTGAACGATATCAACTGTGTTAAGCATAAAATCATCCTTAACATAGTTTGCACCATTTTTCATTTCTAGACTTCCCATACCACGACTAGAGACACCAAGTTGAACACCACCTTCGACCAGACCTTTTACAACCTGACCCATTGGAGTGTCTAACACCAGTGCCTTTCCTTTCACATCATTACCTTCCCAATTAAGTTCAGTAATTCTGTGAGAAACTTTATCTAAATTAATAGATGGGCCGTCTGGGTGATTTAACTCACCTACAGCACGACCTGTAATTACTTGGTCTTCAATGTATTTTTTTACTGCCTTTTCAAGAACTTCTTTGGTATAAATCCTACCATTTCTGTTCTTTGACTCTGCAGACATGAATACTCCTTCGATAAAGACATTCTTCTTACCTGTCTTTTTATCTTCTTGTATTGAATAACCAAGGTTCGAATCTGTATATTCTGCGATTAACTTCATGTTATCTCCTATTTCTACCAGTTTGCGTTTTTATATTTGGTTTTACCATCTATCTTTACAATGCCCGCCATCTCGGCGCTTCGAGAAGAATACATACCACCAATTACTAAATCATCATAAAACTTTTCCATTCGTTTAATAAATTCTGGTCGAACTCCAGTTTTCTTCATCATATTATATACTTTACGATATTCTCCTAATGCTTTAATGGAAAGTTTTTCATTCCATTTTTCATCAAGTTTTCTGATTTCTGATATTTTTATCATACGCCCATTACCTTAATAAATTCTTTTAAACCCTTTTCAGCATCTTTCTCGGATTTAAAAGTATCGAGCATCTGGCCATCAACATATAAGTTGAATGAAGAACCCTTTTTCGATATCACCGCATCAACGTTTTTCTTTTTACCCAAACGAGATAGTTCTTTAACCACCTTCTCACCAGAAGGCAATTTCATTTTCTTTTCGACTATTAAGTTAAACGAATCTTTAAATGTTTTCACTATTTGGCGTTTCCTCTGCTGTCGGTTCTTCCGTCGCAGGTTCTTCTATAGGAACTTCCTCTCCATATAGTTTTTGTGCAACATCTTGTTTTTTACTATCCAACGCAGAATTTATCTTATCTGCCATGATAGAATTAAACGAATTATTGGACGATTGTGCGTCCCCCTTTTTCACATTACTAATTAGTTCGTCAATACTCATAGTGTCTCCGTATTATATATTTATAAAATTTTCGATTTCAGATAAGGTTTTTACATATCCTCGTCTTCATCTTCAGCTGGTTCTTCCTCATTTTGCTTTGCGATTTCCTTTATTAAGTCATCATCTTGTCGTAAAATGTTCTTTCTAACCCATTCTCTTGAATAATATGTACCAACATACTCATCCATTATTGAAAGAACTTCAAGACGTGCAGTTAAAACCTCTGTATCTTTAAGTTCGGCATAATGATTATCCTTTGAGAAGTCAATAAAAATCTGTGATTTAATCTCAGCCCAATCAGACGGAACAATAATCTTTTTAAGGATAAGTTGTCTTTCAAGTGCCTGTAAGAATAAACCATTGAATTTAATTCTAATTCTATCGACAAACTTCTGGAATTTAAGTTCATCTCTAGTAATCTCTGATGTTCTACCAACATTAAATGTGGAATCCTGTTCTAATCTGGATAGTGGTACGTTCAAAGACCTGTATAATTTCTTTTGGAAGTACTCTACATCTTCCACTTCCCCAAGGTTTTGTCCGCCAGGGAGTGTTGATATCTCTGTACCTCTACCACCTTCCCTACGAGGCAACCAAAAATCTTCCATAATACTCTTATGGTCTCTTTGGTCTTTTAAATCACCTGTTGTTGGGTCGTATACAATCTTGTTACGATACTTGTTCATTGTATTGTTAAGGTATTCTTCTGCCTTTCCTTTCGGTAAGTTACCCACATCAATATAGAATATACGTCTTTCAGGAGCTCTTGATATACGATAAATGACCATTGAATCTTCCATCATAGATAGTTGGTTCATTGGTTTGAGTGCCTTATGTAGATACCCAATTACCTTATCTCTTTTCTCGTTAAGTAATCCTGAGTTAACTTGTATGATTGCGTCTGGGGATATCTTTAAACCTTGTTCGTTTGAGACACCTCCGTGTTCATCATCAGTATAAAGGTAGTATTCCCCCACCGTCTTAATTAACTCTACTGCTGTGCCGGGTTGTTTAACCTTTTCAACTTCTTTCATCTTCCGGATTTTAGTAGGGTCAATTGGTTTCAGTTCTTTAATACCTGCTTCGGCTTTGTTACCGATAATAACATGATAGAATAATCTACCATCTACATACCAACGTCGGAATAAATCGTAACCTTTGTTGTTGAAGTCGAGGATTTTAAGTATATTCTCAAATTCCTCTGTAATTAGTTTTTTAACATTATCCGCTTGGTCTAGATTATCGGTGTTTAAAGTAACAACTGTACCATCTTCGGGTTTAGTAATAGACTCATTAACGATATCTTCAATCGCTGCATCTACTTCGGGATATGTTGTGATATTGCGGTACTTTAATATTAAGTCAACATCAGATTTAAACTCATCACCGTTTATATCTAAGTATTGTCCAAAATAACCGCCCGTCGGGGATATCTGATATGAGCCGTCTTCTTCGTCTCGACTGAACGTCTTTGCGACTTTATCCTCGGCTGTTTTTTTGCGTTTAATCGTGAAACCGAATAAACTTCTTTCGTTTTCTGCCATAGTATTTTATGTGTTGTTACACCCTTAAGTTAATGTACTTGTATTTATACACTAAATTAAGGGTACTCTTTCGAGTACCCTATGATTTTTACGTAGTTATCTAGTTAAAGAATCACCCTCATCACCTTCGAAGGCTGACCAATAGGTAATCTGGAATTCAACTGTGAATTCTTCAATTGTTCCTTCTTGGTCGTATGCAACTTCAATCGGCGCTAAAGTTGAAGGCCAACAGCCTGTCATCTTATACGTCTTAACTGGCGTACCATCTTTGTCGAGTTGTTTAACCCACAAATCCGCCATATATGAAGATGGAGTTACCAACCCCGTGTTATTTAAGTGATTATTAATTCTACCCATCCACACTTCCATAGCATTACGGACTGCGAAATTAGTATCATTAATAACAGTAATTGTCCAAGGTTCAAAAGTTCTATCACCAGCAACCTGTAATTGACGACCCCTAAACGGAACCATCACAGGTGCGATAGTAGAACCAGGCAATTGAGCACCCTTTACCATAAAAGATGCAGCGTCCAAATCCAAAGCAATATCCAAACCATTTGGATATGTCAAGGAAACGGCAAATAAATTACCTCTTGCACCGCCACCAATTAACTGACCTTTGAAATCATCTATTGATAAATTTGGCATGATTAATTACCCCCTGCAATTTCACTAAACTCTACACCAGTTCGAGTGGCGATAAAGTTAAGTGTGATGAAGTTAATAGAGCGTGCCGGCTTAACATAAATGTCAGCAACAAACTTATTGGTATCAATAATGTTACCAGTATTGTTAGTAGAATCACAAACTACTTTAAAGTCTGTAATACCACGACGACCCTTAACATCACGCAAGAATGGTTCAACCATATTGCGGAATTGAGCTCTTGTAAACTCATCGTTAAACTCAAATAATGATGCCTTAGATGCAGTAGATATTGCTTTCTCTAGAACAATGAACAATCTACGAACATTGATTCTATCAAACGCACTTGGTTTAGTTTGTAATGTCTTGTCACCATATAAAACTGTACCTTGACCCGGGAATGTTACAATCGGGTTAATACCAACTTTGTATAAATCATCTCTATCAGCTTGATTTGGATTGTATGCTAACTTAGTAACGTTTCTAACATTACCACGTGTAAATCCAGCAGGTGAGAACCATGCATCAGCACTTAAATCAGTACCAGCACTTAGTCCTGCCATAGAACCAGACGCACCTAACCAACGATATACATCATTATACTTATCATACACATATAATGCAGAAGAATCTGCAAATGCATAAGATGAGTGTGTTATTGAACCAGCCCATGTCTTAACTTCAGCAGCCGTATCGGCAGAGAAATAAGGTGATACAAAAGCAACACAGTCTTTACGTGCTTCTGCCATTGCAATCAACTTATTACATACTGTTGTTGAGTCAGTAGTACTCCAATTCACTTTACCCATCATCAATAGAGAAACATCAATTGTTTCTGCATCAGCGAGATAATCATAAGCTGCTGTAGTTACACCAGCAGTCAAATTATTGTCATCAATTCCGTCATCTAGTAATGATAGAAAATCTCCATCAGTAGAACCTTCAACAGTTACGTCGAAAGCCTGTGATGCTAGAGCAGAACCGAAGTTAGATAGACCAGTAAGTCCATCTATGATTCGAATCCATGCTGAATCATTATTGATAACATTTTTTGCATAATTACTTTTACCAGACGAATCTTTCGCATCAGAACCTTGAGATAGAAACTCGTAAGTTTCTAAAATTTCGTTCTGAGTTCCGGTGATACCACCAGTTGCGTCATACACTACTACGTGTAATTCGTCGTTACTTCCACCTACTGCTTCAGCACCCGAAGATGTTCCCGGAGTAGCGGAAAAATGACTTGCCCAATCCCAAGCCGCCCATGCGGTGGCATCAGCT